GGCATATAACTATTTGTTAAGAACTTTTCAGCATCTGCTACTGAAATTGTATATAAGTATTTCCAAGTATATCCATCGGATTCTGCTTGTGGATCTGTAAGTGTTTGAGTAGGTTGAATACTTGAAGCACCACCTCCTGCTTTAATACACTTATATACTTTAAACTCTGATGTAACGACATAAAATGCCTTATCGAAAATTGATGCGTCGTCTGAATCCCATGCTACATAACTATTACCTGATGTCCAAGTATATCTTGGAATAACGTGTGATAGATCACTTGATGCAATTTTCTTTAAACCCATTAGGTTAGCTCTTGCTTCGCCTAAAGCATCTAAATGATCATAAGGTGTAAAAGGTGTTGTATCTGTTGTATCAGATGTCGTTAATGACCAAACGTCTGATTTACCAATAGACACATACACTACGTTATTTGCTACATCTTCCTTAAAGTTATTTGCATTTAGAACTCTAAAATTTGATGTTACTATTGCTGCCATAATTGTTTTCCTTTATTCTTCAATGTGTACGATTGTATTCGTATTATAGTTATTTATAACAGTTGAGTCAATAGTTTGTATTTGATTTGCTCCTAAAAACTCAATTGTTTGGTTTGTATTATAAAGTCTAGCACTTGAGAAAAAATTATCTGTGCCTTTCCTTTGATAATAGCTATTATTATCTATGGTTCTAAAATTATTATATTGTAGACCACCATAAATATCAGTTATTTGATGATTTAAGCTAAGAATTAGAGTTTCTTGCATATCCTTCACTCTTTGCTCATTACTTACTGCACTACCAAGTCGGACAATAGGATCATTAATATAACCTAATCCTGCATTAGTTATATTTACCCCTGTTATTTCTCCTTCAGAATCAAGTGTAAATTCAGCAGTTGCTGTTACATTTGAACTTAATAAATTACCATTAGCATCTTTTGACTGTGGTTCAGGAAATACAATTGTTGGTGCAGTTGTATATATTTTATCTGCTAAACCTGCTAATGAAACAGATGCAATTGATGTTGCATTTGGATTAGCTGCTACTGTAGCAAATAATGATGTCCAACCACCACCTTCAGTGTTAATTGTTACATTATCAACATCTAATCTACCATCAGAATCTATTCCTATTGTGACAGTAGGTGCTACTCCACTACCTGGTGATTGTTCAACACCATTAAATGAGATTGAAGGTGCACTTGCATAACCATATCCAGGTTCTACAATAGTAACACTTTGTAATAATCCATCAGTCTTGCTTGCAGTTGCAGTTGCTGTTTCACCAGTAAAGCCGTGATCAGTTCCACCACCAGCTCCACTAAAGTTAATTGCAACACCTGGAAAATTAATATGATCTTCTAATTGAATTGTTGTTGCTGTTGGAGTTGCTAAAACTCGATATTGTTGTCCAGTAACAAGTCCACCAATTGCTGAATTACCGCCTGAATCATATGTAACTACTGAGCCAATTGGTAAAGCAGAAACTTCAGCAGCTTGAAGTGTAATTTGATCTGTTGTTGTATCAACTGTTTGACCTAATCCAAAATCAGATCCATCAAATGCTATTCTTGTTGGAGGAGCAATTGTAAGTGTTGGCACATTATAATCTTCACCACCATCTGTAATTGAAATACTTGTTACTTCTCCTGCTCCAAGATTAGCAACTAATACAGCTGTTGTAAAACCTGATGGCGTTCCTGAATCTGAGGATGTAACAATTGGAGCTGCTGTATATCCACTTCCTCCGTCTGTTATTGTAATAGAACTAATTACTCCATTCTTTAATGAAAGTGATAATGTACCTGTTTTATGTATTTTAGCTTCTGTGCTTGGTAAGAATGTTGAAGCAAACATTTCCACCAATAGTGGAATATCTTCTGGTCCTATAACTCCAGGTTGAGTACCAGGCATAGATGCTTTATTTAAAGCAGCAGTTAATGTTGAATCAACTAATTCTAAGAAAATTAATATCTCTGCAAAATAAATAAACCCAGCTGGATGTACTAATTTATCGTAAACATATTCCCAATCAGATAAATTCTTACCTGTCTTAATGAGATAACTAAATTTTTGATATCTTAAACTATCTTGTAACTTAATATTGTATGATAGGAATCCTTTGTTATCTAAATATGTTCCACGTGGAACAAATGTGATGGTTTGATTATCTGATAATGTAACTGGATCTGAAAGTGTAATTGTTGTACCACTAATACCTGATACACGAATATCATCTGCACGAGTATATAATCCATCAACTACTAATTTAGATGAAAGCCTAATGTTCTCATCAGCTGTATCAATAACCACTGTTGTATTATTTGATACTGCACCATTAACTACAGATGTAACATCTGCTGGTTGATCCCAATCCCCAGATGATGGGATAAGAGTTTCATTGTAAGGGAATTCAACTTCTACTGATTCATTAAAGAGTAATCTAAAAAAGATCTCAATACTATCTGCTGAACCTCTGAGCTTATAGAAATCAATAATACGTTTATAAAGATTTCTTTTATTTACAGTAACATCTCTTGGAATAGCTGCAGCAATTTCTTTCTGCATGAGTTCTAAATAATTAGTCTCATTTCTATCAATATCCATCGCAGCTTCTATGTTATTCATTACCCAAGATGGACCTGGACCTACCCAGTATTTAACTATTGTTGTGAGTGTTGCAGTATAACCATTATAACCATTTAAACTTAATACAGTAAATGTTTTACCAACTTCAGATGTAGATTTTGCAAGTGATCCTGGTAATTCATTACCATTTGTAATTGAAACATTAATATCATTTAATGATATATTTGTTGTTGTACCATTTGGTGCTGTCAGAACGAGTGTTGAATCAGCACCAGTTTCATCTGTAAAGAATCTATTGTTTTCGTTATTTGGATCAGGTATTCTAAATCTTGCAAGATTATCTAAAACAACATCATTAAATGTTTCAGTTTCTTGATAGATAAATTCGTCCATATTCATGAACGCATAATAAGCTTCCAAGAAATCTTTAAGTTTAGCTCGATCTTCTAATATATCAGCGGGAATTAACTGATCAAGACGAATATCTTCTTTTGTCTCATGCAAAGTAGAATTTTCGAGTTCTACTACGCCTGGAAACAAAGAAGTGTTATGAGCCATTATTTAAATCTCGATGTTGTTGTATATGTAATTGAACCAGAAGAACCAGCTACTGCAATTGTATCAATTTCTGGAGTAATAGTTACAAAAGAATTATCAATTGAAATTAATTGATCTCTTTTTGGAGCTAAATCTAATGAATCTGGTACAATTATTAATTTAATTTTATTTGTATTATTTGGTCTAAAATTATTTAATGTAATTTTACCTAGTGTTGGTTCAATTAAACCTGCATCACTAATCACTGTTACATTTTGTCCATTAACAACTTTATATACAAAGACTCTTCGATTTACAGAACCAGCAATGGGTTCATCACCAAAGAAATGATTAGTACTTGGAGCTGCTGCGAGTGCAAATGCGCTTGATGTTAAAATAAATTTTGTAGATTCTCCTGACTGATAGAATGGAGCTACAAATGTTAGTATATGATTTTGTAATTCCACATTACTATTTGTATCTACTGTTGGTGTAATATATTGAAACATTCTTGGTCTTACAACAGTGTTTAATATTGATGGATCAGAAGAATCAATTGCTCTTGTCAATTGAGAATGTCTAAACACACCATCAAATTTATTTAGGTTATTAAAGTTATAATCAGAAATAGTATCTCTTACTACTGATTGTAATTCAACGGAACTTCTATCTGTTAAGTTTGGATTATATTTAAAGAATGTATCTAATTCTAAATATGTAAAGTTTGGATTAACAATCTGTGGTGTGATTGATACTACATTCTTTCCTTTTAATATTGCACCAGTGATATCTGTTTTTTCAGCTGTAGTTAATGTTTCTGATAATAGCGGTTTAATTGCAATATAGACTCTGCCATAATCTGGTGGATCATTGTCTTCTCCACCCCATGTTGATATTGAATCAATATTACTAAATTCCTTTTT